ATTTTTACTTTAGCCATTCTTTACTCCTTTATACTATTGTCCAAGTGCTGCCAGTTGGCACTGTTACACTATATCCTGTGTCGATTGTAATTGGTCCAGCAGCCATCGCATTATTTCCGCTTGTAATACTATAATCAGCACTAATTGTGTGTGCGTGTTCGTATAGACCTTTATCAGTAGTATTACCACCACCTACTGCTGTCCATCCAGAACCATCATATATTTCTGCACTGGTGTCTGTAGTATTCCACCTTATATAACCAGCTGAAGGTGAACCATCTCTTTGACCTGTTGTACCTGCTGGTAGAGCACCTGAACCTGTTGCTGAAGTCTTGGTTACTACTGTTGCTGAATCTACTGCTACATCATCCCAGCTAGAACCATCATAAACTTTCATTCTGTCTGTACTCGTATTAAAGTACATATCACCTTCTGTTAAGGCATCGCCATCATTATCAACCGATGGGTCACTAGACTTACCACCTAAATAAGTATCGTCAAACGAATCTGCTGACGCTGCTGCTGCTGTGGCACTAGCTGCTGCTGCTGTAGCACTTGAAGCTGCATTAGTTGCTTGTGTTGTGGCTGTTGTTGCTTGAGTAGTTGCTGTAGTAGCTTGAGTTGTTGCTGTAGTAGCTTGAGTTGTAGCAGTTGTTGCTGACGCTGCTGCTGCAGTTGCAGAAGTTGCAGCATTTCCAGCTTGTGTTGTTGCTAGAGCAACTTGTGCTGCTCCGTTAGTTGTTGCATCTGTTGCACTTGAAGCTGCTGCTGTGGCACTAGTTGCTGCTGCAGTAGCACTTGTTGCTGCTGCCGTTGCAGAAGTAGATGCTGCAGAGGCTTGAGTAGTAGCTGTTGTTGCTTGTGTGGTAGCGGTTGTTGCTGATGTAGCTGCCCCTGTTGCAGATGAAGCTGCTGCTGTTGCAGATGCTGCAGCATTAGTCTCTGCAGTTTCAGCATTAGTTTCAGCAGTTTCAGCATTTGTTTCTGCAGTTTCAGCGTTAGTTTCAGCTGTTTCTGCAGCAGTAGCTGATGTAGCTGCATTAGTAGCTTGAGTAGTAGCTAGAGCAACCTGAGCTGTTGCCAGAGTAACTTGTGCAGCTCCATTTGTAGTAGCTAGAGCAGCTTGTGTAGCAGCTGTTGTAGCACTTGCAGCTGCATTAGTTTCTGCTGTTTCAGCATTAGTCTCCGCTGTTTCAGCGTTTGTTTCTGCTGTTTCAGCATTAGTCTCTGCAGTTTCAGCATTAGTTTCTGCTAATTCTGCTGCAACTTGTGCTGCCAGAGCAGCTACTTTAGCAGCTTCTGTATCTGCAATTAGTGCATCTAAGTCATAACTATCAGCAATTACTGATGATGTTGCAATTCCATATCCTCTATCAATAGCCATAACTACATTCTCCTACGCATACGTTTGACCGCTAAATATAATCTCTGTTTTCTAGTAAGTCTCATCTATAATCTCCTAAGTTTAATGTGAAACACTCCCCATAAAGAGGAGTGCTTCGTGGTTAAACTTACGATGTAAGTTCCTGTATTGAACCCGGACGAATAACCTTAGTTCCGTACACTGTGTCAGCAGTAAATAAATCTGCAAGATATTCTTGCTTATACTGTGTTTGAGTACGAATCCCTTGTTGTGTAGCTAAGACGTGGGCATCTCTTTGGAATAAGAAAGCCTTCTCAGTATTACCAGTACCTACTTGTGTAGTCATATAAACGTCTACTCCGTAGATTGAACCGATTTTACCTGTCTTAATAGCCGAACCATCACCTATGAACGCTTGTTCAGTGAAACGCTCTTCACCCAAAAGTGCAGTCATACAAGATGGTGTAACGAGTAGAGAACGTCCATCTAGAGGCACATTTCCATCGTTAAGATTTTCGAGTGCTACTAAGATAGAAGCATCCCAATCTGTTACACTTGTGATAACCGCATTACCGCCAGTTAGTGCAGAAGCACCATCTAGGTCAGTAACGATTTGAGAGTCCACATTTCGAGCTAGAGCATACCCAGCGTCATCAGTATAAAACTTTCTCATTGAGTTCAACGCCTGAAGACTAGCAATGTCTTCAATCTGTGTTGACCATTCGAAATGTTTATTGATGAGTACTGCTGTATCAGTAGCTGTATCAACGATATAAGTAACCGCTGTGTTAGCTGCCTTCGCACTAGCACTATTCCTTCCCGGTGTTGGAATATGGATTGTGTCTCCTTTCTTCCCTTTATGGTTTAGGTTTCGTACTAGATTGGCTGCAACTAGATTCGACTTGTAGGTAGCAACTACTTCATCCGACCAAATTTCTGGGATAAAGACTGCACCTGTCGTAACTGTCATATTTGCCATTTTAATTAACTCCTATAAGTTATATTAGCATTATTAAACAACCCTTCCATCTGCATAAGCCTCGTATATTTCATCTTGTAACGACTCATACCGAGTAGGGTTTTCCATTTTTAAACGGATGAGGTCAGCTCGTCTGTACGTCTTACCTCCTCCTTTTGAGCCTGAAGATGTTCTCGATTCTGTTGTTCCTGCTTTAAGAGCTTCTTTCCTATTAACTTCTGCTTTCTGCTTGACTTCTTGAGTCTTACTAATCATAGACCTATCTTTCCAATTGGTCAATAACTCGTTAGCAGCGTCAAAGTTGTAGGCATCTGCTGCTTGAAACATTTGCATACGAATCGGACTACCTTGTACCCATTCCTGAAAACCTTTGTCTTGTATGACATCGGAAAAATCAGGATGTGTTTGCTCCAACTGTGCTTTAGCTCCGGCTTGTGCCTGTTCAGCTTGAAACTGTTGGAACTGCTGAAACTTAGGGTGATTTTCTATGATTTGATTAACAGCCTTATTAGGGTCATTAAAAAATTCATCAGAATTATCATTATCTTGAGTTTCTAATGGAGTGTTATCTTGCGGATTATGCTGTCTTGCGACTTCAGCTTGTAGGAAACTATCAGATAATTTTCTTAACTCTCCAACTTCTTGTGCTTTACGACCAAGTTCTTTTTCTAAGTTAGTATAACTATCTATAATATCTTCTGTAGACTTTCCGGCAAATTTAGAAGGTATCTCTGGAGTTTCAGTTGGAGTTTTGGCTTCCGCTTCAACATTATCTACTGCTTCACTCTGTATATCTTCTACACTATCTGTTATCGTACTTTCGTCTATATTAGAAATTTCTACGTTAGATTCTTCTACTTCTGCTGATGATTCTTGGGAATCAGCGTCCACTACTATATTACTCATAATTGTATCTCTCTCCGCCCATTAGGGTTATGAAGTTATAAAATGGTGGGGCTATATTATATCTAGTTCTTCCACCGCTATTTTAGTTGCCTCTTCTAAAGCAATCATCTGCCTTAAAATTGACACCTGACCCTTAGCGAACCAAAGGTCTTTTTCAGACTCTATTGAGTCTAATTTGTTATATATTTCCTTGAGATTTTTTAATTCTTCAATTAAGTCTCTCCAACCATCCTGTTCTACTAAATCTGTTCTATTTCTGTAGAATTGTTTAGTTTGGTCGTCTACTGTTTCTTCTTGCGTTTGCATAATTTAAAACTGTCTCTGATTTAAGATGTTCTACTTCAGGTATATTCCTTTGTGTCTCTGAAATTTGCTTATCAATGTCAACTTTCATCTTTTCCATCTCTATCAGTTTCTTTTGTAAGCCCATAATTCTCTCTTGTAAATCTAGTTCACTTTGAGGTTGTGACGCTCCTGCATCTGCTTGATGCTTCATAGCTTTCGCTTGTTCTTCTTGTGCTTCCGCTAATGTCTTCTGTATTTCAGCTTTCTTCTGCTCCATATCTAACTGCATAGCCATCTGTTGCATCTGCTGTTGTTCAGGATTAGGCTGCATACCTTGCATAAGTGATTGTACCACTTGGTCTCTATTATGGATACTAGAGTTCTGAAAGACTGCTAACAACAGGACATTGAAAGCGGGAGAGTCTTTCGGAATTGACTGTAACATCTGTACCATTTGCTGCATTTCGAGCTCTTTAGCCATAATACCCATAGTAGAGTAAGGTACGAACTTATAATCACTAACTGGATATCTTTCGACATCAAATTGTATCTTCCTCCACATACTCTTATTAATCATTGGTATGAGGAATGTATTCTGGAAATTCATTAATGTGCGTTTCTGCCTTTTAATTGAGGCAGATTGAATCATAGACATACCACTAGATGTGGCTCTGTCAGGGACTCCTGTATCAGCAGAACCAGTACCCATTTGAATCATATTCTGCAATGCAGCAACCTGATTATAGGTATGTTGGTCTGTCTGACCTAAACTTAGAGGCATAATTGCCTGTCTCGGGTCTCCATTAGTAAGGATAGTCTTACCCGGTCTGACCTCAAGTTTTATTCCACGAGGTAGTCTAGTAGCATCCGCAGCTACCATTGGAGTTGTTGTGAGTGCTAATGAATCAATTCTAGCTCTCATTTCAGCATCAAGAGCTTTCTGTGGATTGTAGCCCTTCTCACAAACCCCTCTCCCCCAGAACTTATTTGGGACGATATCGTGTTGATAACTGACAAAAGGTCTATCAACCATCATAAACGGATTCTCTTCCGCTCTTAGAATATGTTCATCGTTAGCTATTGTAACAACAGCTTCGACTAATTCATCTTCATCATATTCAAAATCCTCTACATCTACTTTAGAGTCCAGGAATTTTCTAGGTACTTTACCCCAATATTCACATAGTTTAATTTGGTCTGAAGCATCCCTACTTATATACTCAGGGTCATAACCTATTTGAACTACATCAGTATCTGCTTGTATATCTACATCTCTATATACTCCATTAGCCATACCTTCAGATATGATATATCGTGGCTTATATACTTCGTGGGCGACACCTAAAGCTTCATTTATTGAATTAGCACTAGGGTCTATAATAAATTCTTTTGGTGAGACAGCCTCTAGCCTTACATCTACATTGGAATACTCCTCAATCTCTCTAGATGTAGTTAGTGTTCCTTCTACTGGTTTTTCAACAGGTCTCCTCTGTACCTTCTCTTCTGTAATTATTTTTGCAATACCTGTGCCATATATAGCACCATTAAGAAATACTTCACATAAGGCATCTTTAGCACCTGTAGATTCTAAATCTTCTTGTAATAGACCACGAATATATTCTACATCTTGCTTATCTTCATCTAGTTGGTCATCTTGGATATCAAACCAACGCCCCCTGCCAAATGTTGCTTCTTCTAGCTCTGCTACACTAGCCTCTACTGCTTGTTGTAAGGCTGGAGTTATAATCTTAGACTTTTCTGATGCTCTATTCTTATCTTCTAGTGTCCACATACCACGCCACAGACGATAGTATTCATCCCAAGGTTTAAGATAATTGTTATCTCTATGGTTTCTCCATTGTTCTAATCGGCTGGATAGCCATTTAGCCAATGCTTGGAAGTGTCTCTCTGAATCGTAATTTTTTGCCATTAATATCCTGCTATTTCATCAAAAGGTTTCCACTCTTCATCTAATTCAATAGTGTGCATAAAATCTGCGACACTTACTTGGTCTATGTACGCCAACGAGTCAACCATATCATCGTGTGTACCACTTGTTGGAAATTCTAATAGTTGAGATTCAAAATCTCTATTCCAATGACCCTTATTAAATGTAATCTTACCGTGCTCTAATCTTCCTTGTAAAGCCCAAGTAATTCTATCTGCTTTCTTCTTACCACCGTGAGTTACATCTGTTATTACAATCCATCTACTCTGAGAACGCATCTCATCTTCTAAATAAGGTAGTATGGCATTTTTTAATGCACCAGACTCAATTCCTACAATAGTTGCTTTATTTTCAATTGCAGCCTGTAATATCTTAGAACTTGTCTCTTTAATATTCCACCTGCCGTGGAGTATATCCTTAACCCACCACTCGTCATTATGGATTTTAACGATAGCAATAGCAGTTTCATCCAGCTTAGAGCCCTTGAGACCACGTTCTTTCTCCACTTTCTCAAATCCTGCAGGGTCAACTGCAATGACGTAGTTGCCTTCTTTAGGTTCTTCTTTATCATATTTTATCCATTCTTGTTTAAATATGCCACCTGTAAAGGAGACAAAACTAGCTTCAAATTCTTGTCTGAAAGCCTGTGTACTCATAGTATCACGAGCTGTCTTAATTTCTTCGGGGTCGAGAATAGGATTATCTATTGAAGTATATTGAAATGCCTCCCAATCTTCCTTCTTCTCATCCTTTGCCTCTTGCCATATATCGTAGAAGTGATTCTTTCCAGCTGGTGTACCAATAAATAATGCACCACCCTTTACATCAGCTAGTGTAGGACGAATAATCTGTTCCCACACTTCAACCTTCATACTCGCATACTCATCGAGGACGACATAAGATAGTCCTATGCCCCTCAGAGTATCTGGTCTATCACTACCCTTCAAACTAATTCTTCTACCGTTGACCAGAGTCATAGTAGCTGTATTTTCGTGGGTTTGTTCTATCAGCTCAGTGCCATCTAAGAGCTCCTTGAGCATACTCCACATAATATCTTTAGCTTGTTGGAATGTAGGACCTATATAGAAGACATCCTTACTTTCCGACTGAAGAGCCTTAATAATAAGTATCCAAGCAGCTAATCTGGACTTACCAAAGCGTCTTCCCGCACTTACAACCTTAAATCTAGCTGGGCTATTAAAGATTTCTAACTGTGCCGGATGTAATTGTACATCTAGCTCTTTAGCCATTAGCTATACTTACTATTGTTTTATCTACAGTTTCTTCATCTATTATTACTCCATCTTCATATGTGAGTTCTTTCTTATCTCTCTCTTCAATCTCTACTTTCTTAGCCTCGAGACCACCAACATTGATAATTACGTTACCCTTATCTTCTGAAGACCTAAATTCGACTGCCTTTGTTGTAGGAATGATTCTATCCATACACATTTTAAGACAAGTCCTGTCACCTTCGAGTGCTAAGTCTACTACTTTTTGAACTATTTCTGGTCCTTTAGTAGACATCAACTCTCTACTTAGAGCTGTGAACTTATTCATACTCCCTTTTGGTCTCCCATTAGGGTTTAAAGACTTCATTCCTTTGTACAG